AGACTTCCACCCGGGACGCGGAGTGTACCGCAGCTCGTATATGAACGCACGGCGCCTCGCCGCAACCGAAACCAATATCGCGTATCGCACCGCCGACCACCTGCGCTGGCAGAAAATGGACTTCGTTGTCGGCATCGAAATTGTGCTGAGCAACAACCACACCATCCGCCTCCAACCGGGCGAAAAGACCTCGGACTTGCCGGGGCAAATGCGAGCAGACGGAACGCCCAAGGCCAATGCGGTGCGCACACTCACGGACATTTGCGACACACTCGCAGGACGATACCCAAAGGACTTCAAATTCACGGGCTGGCATCCGCATTGCCGCTGCCGCGCCGTCACTATCCTCAAAACCGAGGAGGAGATGGCTCGAGACACCAAGCGCATCCTTGACGGCAGGCAGCCGTCGGCGGACAGCGCCAACGCCGTCACCGATACGCCCGAAGCATTCAAAAACTGGGTGGAGGATAAACGCGACCGCATCGCCACAGGCCACTCGCTGCCGTACTTCGTCCAAGATAACGCGAAGTATACAGGCATAAGGATGACTCGTTATAATGGCGTGGGTGCAGTTACAGGCACAAAGCTCGGACGGACAGCGACACGAGCAGCATTCAAGGTTTACGAGAATATGCCGGCCGCAACGCTGACGGAAGAAGTCATGCAGAACACAGAGAAAATCGCAAAAGACTTCGGCATAAAGACGCCCTCGAAGCCTATGACATTCCTCGAAGCCAACGAGGGGCGAGCCAATATCTCTTGGGGAAAGAGCGATGAATTCGCCACTAATTGTCAAGCGGCAGTCGCCGTTCACGAAGCAAGATTGCGAGGGCTGAATGTTACGGCACTCGGCTATGACGATAGAAAGGGCAGTGTATCTTATGAACTCGGCGAACACTTTGAAAGTATTTGGCAACATCCCAAAACAGGTAAGACGCCAAAGCCGACAGTACTCCGTGGAAAATCTTTTGACGATATGTTTGGCAAAGTTGAAACGACAACTAAAGCAACGGGTCGCTATCATATAGGCATAAATATGCCGGGAAACAAAGGACACGTAATAACGGCGGAACGCTTTTCAGATGGACGCATTATGTTTTACGATGCACAAAATGGCGCATTCCTCAAACTCGAAGAATACGCCATCCGTGATGTTGAATATTTCGAAGTGCTGAAAGTTGACAAGCTACTATTGCGTCCCGATATTTTCAGACAGATTGCTCGCCCGATATAGTCCGATGTTTGTAAGCCCAATAAATCTCATCAACATTTAACACTCGCTGAACTTTCCCTAAAGGGCTAATTTTGATGATATACGGATGCCCGGTATAACGGGGGCGACCGGTAAAGTCAAGGTGAAAGTACTTATACCCGTTACGCTCGACTGAAGGCTGCACGATGTCGCATTTATGCTCCGCCGCATACTCTTTTGCAATTTTGATATAATCTATCATAAGTGTCGCTGTTTCGTTATTTTATTTCGTTTCAGAACCCGACACCGCTTCAAGACGCAGACCGAGCGCCTCGCAGATTTTGGCGACCGTGTCGATGGTCACATTCATGCGTCCGTTTTCGATACGGCAGAGATGGCCGGCATCGAGACCGCAGCGGTCGGCGAGGTCGCGAACCGAAAGCCCTGCGGCGTTGCGAGCTTGAGCAATGGCCAGGCCTACGGCCTTGCGAGTAGTGCGCCCGATGGCGGTCGACCAAGTCGAGCAGCCGGGCTTCCGAGTATAGGTTTCAGACTTGATGACCTTGCCGGCAGCATCGGTCAGTGTCATAGACGCGCCTTTGCCCTCCTTGATTTCGGCATCGGTAAAGGGGTGAGCCCCGAAGCGGCATTCATTTCCGCGATTGTCATCGTACCACTCTTCGTCAGCGCCGAGCACGAACTCCTTCGTGTACACATTGGTGGTTTTTTCCGCTTCCGAAAGCAGCGCACAGGCATCCAGTTCACCGTCTATATCCTCGGGGTTGTAGTCGCAACGGGCGACCGATACCCACACCATGAGAATATCATCGGCATCACCATTAACGATGCAGTCGCAGCAGTTGTTGATGTCGTAAGCCTCAAGTGCAGCCAGCGCTTCGACTTCAGTCTCGTAGACTTCTGCCGGGGAATTAATTTCGAAGTACTGGTTGTCGTAGGCGGTAGCATCAATGTCGATAACGTATGCAGTTTTCATATTTTTTTGCCGTTTTTTCACCGGTGGCGCCCCGGCTCTATTGGTTATTGTTTACACTGCAAAGTTCGGAATTTTTTTTGACGTTGCAAAATAATACAACAAAATAATTAAGCGTTTAACCTTATTTAACTATACGAGAAAAAGTGGTTACGATATAATCATTTCCTCGGAAATATTTACTATCTTTGCGCAAACCTAAAATCAATTAAAACAGGATGAAAAAGAAAATACTCGAAGCGCTGAAAACCAAATTCGAGGGGGTCAGCGAGACGATACTTGACAGGATAGCGACGAAGCTCGCGAAAACTGCCTCAACAGAAGACCAAGTCGCAACCGCAGTGGAGGGGGTGACTTTGCAACAAGTAATCGAAAGCTATGGGGACAGCCGCGCGACAGAGGCGCAGCAGACCGCCGTCCGAAATTACGAGGCCAAACACAACCTCAAGGACGGAAAGCCGGAGATAATCGACGGGGGCGAGCCGAACAAAGGCAAAGCAACCAAACCGAGCGGAGCGGAGGACACTCCTGCGTGGGTAAAGACACTAATCGACCGCCTCGACCGCCTCGAGGCTTCCAGAACCGCAGAAAATAGAAAACAACAGCTCGGCAAAGTTATCGACCGACTGCCCGAGAACCTACGAAAAGCCTATGAACGGCTGCCGCTTGACGGATATTCCGACGAGCAGTTCAGCACCGTGCTGGGCGAAATCACGACCGAGGTGGAGGGCATAGCCGGAGAGAACGCAGCCAAAGGCGGAGTTTTCGGGAAGCCGTCAGTCGCCAATGGAAACAACAACCAGCAGGCGCTGACGGACGCGCAGCTCAAAGCAATCTCGCATCGAGAGGGCGTGCCTGCGCAAGGAGAAAATCCTTTTTAGTTTAACACAAAAAAATCAAGACCAAAATGTCAATGACAATCAAGCGCAGAAAGGACATCGAGGCTCCTCGCGTCCTTATGCACAAAATCGCAGACATTCGCGGTGGCGTTAGCATCGCTACCTCCGACCTCGGAGGTGACTATATACCCGAGGGTGCTGTCATCAGCGCAGCCGTCAACGGCGTTCACCACGTTGTCAAGCTGGGCAAAGTGACCGCCGCCGTTGAGGCAGCCGCGACCTCCATAAAAGTATCCAAGTATCACAACTTCAAGGTGGGCGACTTCGTACTCGCCAAGACCGGCGACAAGGCCGTGGCTATCACCGCAATCGACACCTCCAACAAGTCATATGATACGCTGACCATTGGCTCGGCGCTCGGCGCAATCGCCAAGGACGCTTACATCGCCGAAGCCGCAGCCGCAGCCACCGGCGCAGACTCCAGCAAATCGGCGCTGAAGTACGCCGCACAAGCCGTTGTCGGGACAGGCAAGGTCGCCGAAAGAGGAGACAATGTGATAACCGATGCCTGGGTTATCGGCGTGACCAAAGGCCTTGCGCTGCCCGACTTCATCGCCGACGGGCTCAAGGGTATTGTTAATATTTAATTTCAGAAAAAATGAGCACTGGAACAGTAGTAAATTCACTTATATACGGCCTTTCGCAACAGATGGTGCAGGCTCGACTGAACACCATCGACACCAAGCCGTTCCTTTTTGGCACGTACTTTCCCGTTAAGAAAGTCACAGGTTTCAACTGGAACATGTTGACCAACCAAATCGCGAGACGCAACGTTGCAGCCGACCTCCACGCGGATAACGGAACAATCCTGCGCAAGCGCCGTCCGATTTTCCAAAGCGCCAAGGGCGACATCCCATTCATCTCCATATCGCGCGAGATGACGCGTTCGGAAATAAAAGACTATCAAACAGAACTCGCCCTCGCCAAAGACGAGGACGCAACCAAGCTGGTGCAGTTTTGGGGCGAGGACGTAGATTTTTGCTTCAACGGCATCCAATCCGAGTTGGAATATATCGCATGGGCGTTGGCATCCAATGCAGGCGTTCTGCATTTCGACACCACCAACAATGCGACTTTTGCCAACGAGTTCGACCTTGATTATGATGTTGATGCGGAGCAAAAGCTGGCAACCGCCTCGGACTGGGGAAACAGAACCTCCGCCGATGTTATCGGCGACCTTGTAACCATAATTCGAGCAGCGAAAGCCAAAGGGCTGAACCCCAAGTTCGCCTTTGTAAACCTCAACGAGCTGTATCGCATAGCCTCGACAGACCAAGTCATCAAGGCCTGCGCATCATTCGCCGCCAACGCCCTGGGCGTACAGCAGACGCCGACCCTTGAGCAAATCAATACGATGCTCGGGCAACAGGCATGGCTCAACGGCTTGCAGCTGCGCGTGATAGACCAAGACGTGACGCGCGAGTTCGCCGACGGCACATCGACCACCGGCAATCCGTTTGCGGACAACCGCCTCATCCTTTCCGAGACCGAGCGCCTCGGCAGCACGCAGTACGACATCCTCAACGATGCCAACGCCAACGCTTGCATCCTCCGCGCCGAGCGTGCGCATACCGTTGTCAAGAAGTACGGAACGATTGAGCCGACCAGCGAAGTCACCATCGGCGAAGCTGACGCGATACCCGTACTTGACACCGCATATCGCAACATTTACGTACGCACCGACAAGACCGAATGGTCTTGACCTGACGACTGGCCGCGATGACAATCCTCGACGCACTCCGAAGCATCAGCGCCTACCCGATACCGCTGCGGACTCTTTCCGATACCGCAGAATTTCGTGGGGTGGAGCTCGAAGCCGAAGCCACAGCACAGGTGATGACGACCAAGGCTTACCGCCTTGCCAAAGCAGACCTGCTGCTTTGGCTGGCCTTCGCGCCGAACATCTCGCAAGGAGGGCAAAGCTACTCTTTTGATGCAGCGCAGCGCCTCGAATTTCGCCGCCGCGCCAACGCTATATATAAAGAGCTTGAGCCGGACAAAGAGGATGCCGCCGTTTGCGCAACTTTTGGCTATAAAGGAGACCGGCTATGATTATTCAGAACGGAACAATCGAATTTAAGGCCAAAACCGCCGGTGGCATAGACCCTGAAACAGGCTATCCGACAGCCGCGACCGCAGGATGGAGCGAACCGATACCTTGCCAGTGGTTGCCAAAATACAGCAACCTACTGGCGAGGATACTCGGGGAACGCTTCGAGCAAGCAGCCTACGAGGTCTTGCTCGAGGAGCAGCCGCTGCCCGATAGCGAGCAAGTCAGACTGACGGACGCCGATGGCGAGAGCATCGGGGAGTTTTCCCTGCGCTCGCGTCCCGAGCGCCTCGAAGCCGTAGGACAAATCCGACTAATGCTTTAGCTTTGGGAATTGAGCAGACCACGCCGCAGGCCGAGATTGACGCTTACCTCGAGTGGCAGCTCAATCGGCGCATGCAAGCCACCATCCGCGCGATGCAGTATGTGGGCGAAGCGTGCCTCAACGCAGCTCGGTCGTCAAAGGCTTATAAAGACCAGACGGGGAACTTGCGAAGTTCGGTCGGCTATGTAATCAGTGTTGACGGAAAAATCGTGGAGGAAAGCTCGTTTGCAGTCGTGGCCAATGGTAGCGTCGGAGCGAAAGATGGCGCAGAATATGCCAAGAAACTCGCTCGGCAATACCCGAAAGGCATCACCTTGATAATGGTCGCAGGAATGGATTATGCCGCATACGTATCGGCAACAGGCCGCGACGTTCTCGACAGCGCGGAACTACTCGCGCAATCGCTCGCACCTAAATTATTGAAGCAACTCGGAATTAAATAGCAATGACGAAGACAGGCAAGCAGGTACAGACGGACATCCGCCGAATGCTCCTCGGCTCGGCACTCGCCGAAGCCGTCAGCGGTAGCGTATACCGCAACGGCTACCGACCGCGAGACAGCCGAATGGAGGACATCGTCGTGACGTTCACAGCAGGCCTTGCCGAGCAGATACAGACGGGAGTCGTTACCATCGGTATCTACATTCCCGACATTGACCCTGACGCGAACGGAACGTGGGTCGAAGACGGGCGCCGCACCGAAGCGCTCGAAGCAGCTGCCCAAGCGTGGGCGGATAGCTTGACGGCCAAGGTCGCCGGCGGATATAAATTCCGATTGCAACAAACAATTTACACCGAAGCCGCCGAAGACATTCGACAACATTTTGTCGTTGTCAAACTCGCGTATGAGTACTTCGGCGAAGACTGATTTATTAACATTTTCAAAATCTTAGATTATGGCAATACTTTCGTGGGGCAAGCCCACAATCGAAACAACCGCGTCCACAGACGGCGCTCCTGGCGCTTCCGCAACATGGAAAGCCATCGACACACCGAAAGATGGAACGACACAGCTCACCACCACCGCAGGAACAGAAACCGAAGCCGTGGAGGAGGGTGGCGAAGTCGTAGACAGCCGCACCGGCAAGAACAAGTATCAGCTCGAATTTGACCTTTTCGTTAAAAAAGACGTTGAGCCACCGTTTGAGGACACCGATGGTGTCATCACCGGCGAGCATGCCATCCGCGTCACGCCCGAGGATGACTCATGCAAGGGTATTCTCATCGACCGCTGCACCATCCGCGCAGAGCATAGCTACACCACCGCCGATGGAGCTATCATCAAGTACATTTGCAAAGTCTTGAAGCCCAAGACCGGCAAGATGGTCAAGGAATACAAAAAGACGAACCCTGGCGGTTGACGCACGACGTAGCGAGGTAGGACAACAGGCAGTCCGCCGCACAAATAGCGCGGAGATGTGAGTTCAAGTCTCGCCCTCGCACCAAATAAAAATTGACGATATGAAAACGATAGAACAGAAGACCGCAGAGACGCTGCTCCAGCAGCCGGAAGCCGTTGCAGTTGGAGGTAAAACCTATATGATTGCACCGCCGAGCATAGCAACGCTCGTGCTCGTTTCGCGGTCCATCGCGGAGCTTCCGCACATCCGCCTTGACCAAGACCGCGTGCTTGAAAGCTCGCTGGCAATAGCCAAGAATTGCGAGAACATAGGCGACATTGCCGCTACATTGATACTCGGCGCAAAGCGCTGTTTTGAGCCAAAGACGATTATCCGCAGAGCATCGAAATGCATCCTTTGGGGATTATTCCATTTTTCGTATCGAAAGGCCGAGACCATCACTCGCCGTGAAGCACTCGCGCGTGAATTAATGGAGAATTTGACTCCGCAACAGATGCACGAACTTATCGGCCAAGCGCTAATCAAAATGCAGGTCGGCGATTTTTTCGGGCTTACCACTTTCCTGACCGAAGTCAATCTGACGAGGCCGACGAAAGTGGAAACCGAAGCGACAGCGTCTGGGCGATAGTCGCCGGCACGGCAAAGGCGTTCGGCCTGCCGATAGAATATGTGCTTTATGATATGAGCTACGCCAATCTCATCCTATATGGTGCAAGCCTGCCGACCTATTCGAGCAAAAAAGATAAAGACAAAAACAGAAGCCGAGACGAAGAAATAATAAAAGCGGACGACCCACGAAACAACGACCGAGTGCAGGCGTTTCTTGATGCGGTCGACTAAACCAAAAAAACAATGCAGAACGACAAAGGCAAAATTAGTTTCGCCACCGGCATAGACAACTCGCAGTTGCAAGCGGACGCACAACGTGCACGCGACATCCTCCATGGCATAGGCGACACCGCCAAGCAGGAGGGTGCAGGCATTGACTCGGCATTCTCAAAGGTTGCCAAAACCATCGGCGGCATTTTTGCAGTCAAGGGTATAGCCGATTTTGCCAAGTCCATAGTTTCGGTGCGCAGCGAGGTTCAATCTTTGCAAATATCGTTCGAGACGCTCCTCGGCAGCAAAGATAAGGCCACCGCGCTATTTGGCGAAATACGCAAATTCGCTGCTAACACGCCAATGATGCTCAAAGATCTTGCGAGCGGAGCGCAGACGATGCTGGCCTTCAATATATCTGCGGAAAAGGTCATGCCGATGCTTCACGCCATCGGCGATATTAGCATGGGCGACGCGCAGAAGTTCGGGTCGCTAACGCTGGCATTTTCGCAGATGAGCGCAACCGGCAAGCTCATGGGACAGGATTTATTGCAAATGATTAACGCAGGCTTTAATCCGCTCGCGGAAATCAGCGCAAAGACCGGCAAGACTATCGGCGAGCTCAAGGAGGAGATGGAGAAAGGAAAAATCTCCGTTGACATGGTTACGGATGCCTTTCTTTCGGCCACCGCCGAGGGCGGAAAGTTTCACGGAATGCTTGAGAAGCAAAGCCACGGCATCGCCGGTGCGATGTCGAACCTGCAAGGAGCGGTGGACGATATGTTCAACGACATCGGCGAGGCTTCCGAGGGCATTATTGCCGGTGCTATTTCAGGCGCGACATACATTGTCAAGCATTACCAGGAGGTGGGAGAGGCGCTGGCAGTTGCAGCCGCGATGTATGGCACATATAAAGCTGCGGTAATGGCGACCGTGGCCGTAGAAACAGCCGCCGCAGGAGCGAGCGCCGCGAAAATGGCCGCAATACAAGCCGAGCTCGCAGCCGTGGGCGTACTCACCGGCGAGAGCAAGCTGTCGGCAGACGCAGACATCGCCGCCGCCGTAGCAAAAGGAACGCTCACCGAAGCCGAGGGGTTGCAAATACTCGCGCTCAAGCAGGAGGCTGCCGCTCGCGTTGCTGCGCTAAACCTTGCGGCAGAGCAAGCCGCAGCAGATTTACTCGCCGCGAGAGCAGCGCATAAGGAAGCCGAAGCAAGGGTATTTGCCTCAGCGCAAGCCGTTGCAAACGCACAAGCCGAACTCGCAGCAGCCACTGCCAAAGGCGATATGTTTGTAATCAACGCCGCCAAGCAAAATCTCGAAACCGCCGCAGCCGAGCGAGATACAGCCGTCAAGCAAGCCAACGCAGCAGCCGAAGTTGAGCGGACAGCAGCAAAGCGTGCCTCAACAACCGCATCAGCCGCGCAGACCGCGCAGACAGAACTGGAAACCGTCAACACGCAGGTCAATACTATTGCGCAGGAGACGAACTCCAAGGCCACCACCGTGCTCGCAGCAGCCAAAGCTAAACTTATAGGCGTAATAAAAAAACTTTGGGCAGCGCTGACGGCACATCCGTTTGCGCTCGTTGCCGCTGCGGTCATCGGCGCGGCTTACGCCATATACAAGTTTATCACTGCAGAGAGTGACGCCGAAGCAGCACAGCGCAAGCTCCACGAAACCATCGACGAGTGCAATCGCAGTATCGCATCAGAGCGCGTACAGATAGACACGCTTTTTAATCGTTTGCGCCGGGCGAAGAAAGGAACAGAAGAATACAAGGCAGCCAAAGAGGCCATAATTAGCCAATATGGGCAATATCTTCAAGGCTTGAGCGCTGAAGTCCAGTCTTTGCAAGACGTGGAGGGAGCGTACAAAGCTATCACCGCAGCAGCGCTTGAAGCAGCACGCGCTCGCGCCTTAGAAAAGGCGACAAAGGACGCCGGCGATACCTATGCCGAAAAAGAAACAGATGCGTATGAACGCATTGAAGACGCACTCAAAGACGCATACGGAGAAACGCCGAGAAAGGGAGGAGGAAAGGCCTGGGAGTATTGGTATGGCGTGATAAAAGAACAGCTCGAAAATGGCAAGACCGATAAATATGGTCTTCACGATTTCGAAAAAGACAGCGCCTGGATAAACGACTTCAAGAAAAGAGGTGGCGAATACGGTAAGATATCGTGGGCTATTATAGACCTCGAGAAAGCGAAAAAAACGCTTAACGACACCATCGCTGAAGCAGAACGACACCTCGGCGGAGGAAGCGCAGCCAAGACAGCCTCCAAGCCCGAAGAAAAGAAAGAAAAATCGAAATCCGAATATAACGCAAACGATTGGGAAAAATATAAAAAACAGAAAGAAGACGAGTACAAGGCTCTGACCGAAGCCGAGCGCACCTCGGCGAAAGGCCGGAAAATTAAGCAGGAAATCGCAGAAGCCGACAAGAAACTCAAGGGCTGGGATACCGGAACGAGCGGAACGCGCACAGGCGGAGGCGCAACCAACGACGCTGCGCAGATTGCACGCGAGACCGCCGAGCGTACGCAGCGCATCAAAGACTCCGCCGAGGCCATCAAGCAGGCGCAGCGCGAAGCCGAGCTGGACATCCGGCAGGAGGAAATCGACCTCATGCAAGACGGAGTGGAAAAGGAGCTGGCGCAAATCGAGCTGAATTATCAGAAGCTCGAAAACGCCAACATCCAGCGCCAAAAGGAGATGCTCGAAAAGATACGCGACATCAAGGAGCTGGAGTGGGAAAATGCCAATCCGAAAGCCAAGAAAGAGGGGAAAACGTTCGACCGCTCGTCAATCGGCGATGATTATATCTCACAAGCCAATATCGACAACCTCCGCGCTGCCGGGAACGAAGCCGAAGCGAAGCAGCTGGAAGATATGCTGCACCAATTGCAGGAGTACGACCGCATCGCCGGACAAATTCGCGACAAGGGCAACCGCGAAGTGCTGGAGAAGATGCTCGCGGACGTCTTGACATACCAACAACAGCGTGAAAAAATCGAAAAAGAGTACGCCGACAAACGCGCCAATCTATACTCCACCGACAAGGACGGGAACAAGACGTTGCGCAATGGCGTGACGCAGGGCAACCTTGACGAGTTGCGACTGCAAGAGACCAAGGCGCTCGAAGCTGTAGACGAACAATTCGCGCAACGCGAAGAAACATATCAGTCGTGGTGTTCGCAGATAGCGAGCATCACACTTGACGAGTTGTCCAAAGTGCTTCAAGAGGCGCAGACGCAGCTGGACGCGCTCGAAAAGAGTGGAAATGCAGACCCTCAGCAATTGGCCGTTGCTCGCGCCAAGGTAGCCAAGGCGCAGGACGAACTCAACAAGCGCAACGCGAACAAAAATACGAACCTTTCGCCGGGCAAACGCTCAGTGAAAGAGTGGGAAGACTTATACAAGACGCTGACCGAGGTTGAAAAAGAGTTTGAAGACCTCGGCAAGACCGTGGGCGGAACGCTTGGCGACATCATAAGCATTTGCGGCTCGTTCGCGACATCTTCGCTGTCTATGATTAACGGCATCATGACGCTGGCGCAATGGTCGACACGCGCCACCGAGCTGGCCGCACAAGGTGCATCAAAGGCGATACAGCAGGTAGAAAAAGCCTCGGTAATACTTACTATCATATCCGCCGCGCTGCAGATTGCAATGCAGATTGCGAACCTTTTCAACAACGACGCGCAGAAGCAGAAAGAAATCGAAGCGCTACAGAACCGCATCGACCAATTGCAATGGGAGTTGGACAACGCCGACACCCTGCGGTGGCAACGCGAATATGACAGTGCAATTGTTATTGTGAATAAAGCGCTGGGCGAGGCTCGCACCGCAATTGCGGCCAATAGCCGTGGCTGGGGAAAACTCGTGGCACAGACAGCAAGAGCATCGAAGAACGCCTCAGTCATGGCAGACACGGTCGACCGCACAGCCAAAGCTTACGCGAATATGTCCTACACAGCCGACAAGGCGCTCGGCGCGGATAAATTCTCGGGCGCAATAGACAAACTGCGTAATATCGCGCAACAGCAAGTTTTAATTAACGAACAAATCGAGCTCGAAGCATCGAAAAAAGACAAAGACAGCGACAAAATCGCCGACTGGAAACAGAAAATAGAGGAACTCGGGCAGGACGCGCTCGGCATCATAAACGAGATGGTCGAAGACATCATCGGCGACACCTCCAGTGGCATTGCAGAAGAACTCGCGAACGCATTCTTTGATGCTTTCGAAGCCGGCGAGGACGCGGCGCAGGCGTGGGGAGACAAAGTCAACGAGATAGTCGCCGACGTCCTCAAACGCATGATGATTTCAAAATACCTCGAAGAACCACTCGGCAAGGTTTTCGACAAATACAAATCGAAGTGGTTCAAGGATGGCGAATTTATGGGCATTGACAACGTAGTCAAATCGATGCAGAGCTTCAGCGACGACCTCAACAACGTAGGAACGAACTGGAAAGCGATATGGGATGCCATGCCCGACACGCTCAAGGAGACGATGAAGAACGCATCGCAGAGTGCGCGAGAGGGCGCCTCGGAGGGCATAGCGCAGGCTTCGCAGGACAGCGTGGACGAACTCAACGGACGCGCCACAGCCATACAATCGCACACATACAGCATCAGCGAAAACACCAAGCTGCTGCTCAACAACACCAACTCGATTTTGCAAAGCGTGATGCACATCGAGAGCGAAACCGATGGCATGAGCGCTCGGCTCGCGCGTATAGAGACACAGACAAAAACCATGGGTGACACGCTGGACGACATAGCACTTCGCGGAATTAAGCTAAAAAATTGATATTATGGACTACAACGAATTACTTCGTAACACATACGCGCAGTGGCGAGCCGCAAAAGAGCTGCGCCGCATTCATTGCGAGCGGTGCAACCGCGAAGACGTTGCGCGACAGCTCGCCATGTGCGAACTTTTCAAGGGGACGGAGGGCGTCGAGGAGTTGGCCAAGGTATTCACTTCGCCGCAGGGCATCGAATTCTGCCTTGCGACAGGCTTTCCGAATATCGTTACATTACGCCTTTTCAAAAGCTTCAATCCTGAACGTTTCGGCATCTATATTGACGCAGGAACGATAACGCTGCACAATCCGGAGACCGCAGTGCTTATCGGGCGCACAAGCGCGACCATACGCTGCGACAGCTGCAGCCGACATGACATCATAGCCATGCACGGAGGGACAGCCACCGTGCTCGCATCCAAATGGGCGGTCGTGCGCGCGCAAAACGGCGCAGGTTCAAACATCGTCCGACGCACATCCGATAATGCAGTGATACTATGATGACGGGGAGGCTTTTTGTTGACGGCAAAGACGCATACACCGAATGGGGTGTGTTTGTTTTGGAGCAGGGCTATAACGACCTTGTGGCAATGCCGCCGCTCAAGACTTTCGACAGCAACGACTGGCAGGAGGAGGATGGCATCGAGGCAGACCTCTCCGCGCCGGTACTCAACACCAAGGACGTCTCCATACAATTCGCATTCAGCGGCATTTATAATCGCTTTGACGATTTCGTCAACCACCTCGCCGATGGCGCATATCATACGTTTGACTGCCGGAGCATCGGGAGGACATACACGTTACGGATGACGCAGATGCCGAGCTTGGCACAGGCACAGTATCTCGGGTTTTTCGCACTAAAATTCGCGGATGATTATCCGCTCAAAAATTACACATACCAAGCACCGAACAGCAGCATCGCCGAGGTGCGCGATTACACGCTGGACGACATACCATTTACCAAGTACGGCTGTCGTATTTGCGCAGGGACGCTCGCAAGCGTAAAGAAAGCAGCAGACGTCAAGACCAATCTCCTGCGCAATATCGCGCGCAAAAGTGGCGCGATTTACGATGGCGCAAGAGTGACATTAAAGAGCAAGGAAGTCAAACTGGTTGTGCACGCACGCGCGACCACGCTCGCTGCGCTTTGGCGCAATTACGACGCATTGCTTTACGACCTTACGCGGCCAAGCGAGCGCACGCTTTACGTTGCGGCTTTGGAGCAGGAGTTCGCCTGCGCATACAAAAGCTGCAGCGTCAAGGCTTTTTATCCACAAGACGCATGGCTTGATTTTGAATTAACGCTGACATTTACGCGCGACTTCCGCCTCAACGCAGACGAGACACTCCTCGCCACCGAGGACGGAACGCTCGTATTTACAGAAGATGAAATTAATGCAATAGATTTAATGAAATCATGAAGAAAATCAAAATATCCGAATTACCACAAAGCACGACCTACAACAATCTCGTGACAATCGGGACAAACGCAGACAACACCTCGGTCAAAGTCTCGCTTGCACCGGTGGGCGAAATTGACAGCATCAAGGCCTCCGCCGCCGCCGAACACGAAGCCATACGACAGAGCCTCGCCAACGCGGTGAGCGAGCAGCACAATACACTTGGCATCAGCGGTATCGTGGCTTTTGATGGATTTGTTGGGGACGTGACAGACGACACTTCGACGGCTGCGCCGATAGTGCGCGACCCTCAAAGCAAGGTGCAGCAGGGAGCGGCGACTGTGCATTTTTCGACCGCTGACGGCAACTTTTTAATCAAGCAGGACGGCTCGTATTATCCAAAATGGGATGACGATTATATGTGGCAAGACCGAAATCAGGAGCCGTGGGCAGATAAGGCGTATTACAACATCGCGGATGGCAAGTTGTACAAGTTTGGCTCAGACAATCAACTGCACGAAATAGCACTGACCAAGCTGCGCGACGACACAGGCATATTGCCGTGTCGCGTGCGCATGGCCGCGCCGCTGCAGATTATGGAGGGTACGCCACCCGGGAAATACACAATATGGTGGAGTCAGACGAGTAAGGCATTTTTTGCAGCAACAAACTATGACCCGGCCACAAGCGGAGACAACATCGAAAACCTCGACAGCTACGAACTCCGGTATTGCGATGAATACTATGATTATTGTTCGGTAACAGATAGCGGAAGCACACAGACCGCCACGCCGCGCACCGACCGCATCTTCCGCAGCGGCAACGACCTGTGGCAGTATGATGCCGCCACAGGGAAGCTGGCCAAACTCATAAACGACCGAAGCCAAACGTGGTTTCGTGATTATTGGAATATGTTGTGCGGACAGATACTCACAGCACAAGACAAGTCATACGGAGGCTATGATTATGCCACCGACACCTACACGCTCAACGGCTTGACACTGACCGAAGCCGAAGCGCGGAGAATAGCGCTATATGCCGACAAGTCCATCATCAACAGCGACACCGACAGCCGCTTCTCCGGCAATACCGAACGCACGGTTCTGCCAATATTGATAATAGGACGAGCAACAGGACGCTCTATGCAACGCGCGTTCGGCTACGATGCAAAAAAAGAGTCCATAACGTTCCGCCATGGCCAAAACGATACGCGCTGCGTCTCAGACATCTCCGAAGCTTTCGCCGGCAACACATCGCTGAAAAGCATCGACGGTCTACGCCTTGCGCATGGTGCGCAGACCGGTTATGCCTTTTGGCATTGCTACGCATTGGAGACATTACAGCTCTACAACCTCGACAGCGACCTCGACCTTGGCGACTGCTCCGCGCTGACAATAGAGTCGATAATGTTTATCCTGGCGCGTTCAGCAGCAACAACGAAACGCACACTAACGTTGCATCATAATGTATATTCACTGCTGACACCATTACAGATAGCCGAAGCGCTGGAGAAAAACATCTCCATCGCCGAAGCCGCAGAACAATAAACGATTTTTTTTAACAGCACAAAAGAATATGCTAAAAATAACAGATAAAGGACAATACAGAGAGATTACAGCCACTTCGGGCTACCTGCACCGCATCGGCACGGAGGTATACGCAAAGTCATGCATAATGCTACCGACAGATAAGGAGGAAGATTTTGAAGAAGTGGCAGCAGTGCCGAAATACACAGAGACGGATTACAAGGAACGCGTCCAGCGCCTTATTCGCGAACGCTACACCGTTGCGGATGAATTAGGCATCCTTCGCCAGCGCGACACCAAGCCGCAGGAGTTCGCCGAGTACAACGCCTTTGCCGAAGCCTGCAAGGCACAGGCCAAGGCGCAGCTTGCCGAGCAGCCGCAAGCCGCCAACGAGGACACAAACTAAAATAACGCAGTCGCTTATTTTAGCTTTGACGCTTAAAGTAAAATATCCCAAGAGGGTAAGTGAATTGCAAGTAAACCGCAAGTAAACCGCAAGTAAACTACAAGTAAAACAACAATAAAAATAGAAATTATGAGCAAGGTAAAATTAGGAGAGACATTGCGCCGCAGCGTGCGCATAGACAACAGTGAGGATACGGCAGCCGAATATGACATCAGTGCGGTGGCCAATATCGAGGGTGCGAGCATCATAACATTGGTCGAAGGAGAAGTAAAAAACGGTAACGCAACGTTGGCGCGTTGGTCACGTTATCGTCCGGAGACACTGACCATACGTTATGATGTAGCTGAGGGGCGCAATGTTATTTTGAAGGCGATAGAGGCGTTCTGCGTAAATGCGCAGGCCGCCGTGAGTGCGTAAGAAAGGAGGCTGCAATGACTATTACACAAATCCTCCGTTGGGCTTTCGCCGGTGTAGGCGCCGCGCTCGCCATCTTCGAACCAACGCTGCCATATCTGCTGATATGCACATTGGTAATTTTCGCTGATTGTTACACGGCGTGGAGCCTGAGCCGTCGTGCCGCAAAGGCGCATCCGGATAAGGTGACAAAGGATGGCCACAAGTTCCAGAGCCACCACTTCGGGCATGTACTGCTGACGCTCATCAAGAGCTACGCGCTGATTATCATGGCGTATCTTATTTCCCGGCATATTACAGACGGTATACCCATCGACCTGACCAAGGTAGCGGCAGGCGCTATATGTTTTTGGCAAATTTGGTCGATTTTGGAAAACGAGAGCTCGTGCAACGGCGCCCATTGGGCAAAGGTCGCGCAGAAGATACTGGTCGACAAGACCAGCCAGCACTTCGACATCGACCTCAGCGGATTGTGTAACGACACCGAAAAAGATACCAAAGCCGCCGAGAAGCAGGAGGAAAACAAATGAAAATATATAACGCAGACCAAACATTATTGCTCGAGGTCGAAGTTGACGATAACAGCTATCGAAACCGCGCCATCATGGGCGAAGACAACCTCATCCTCTATTATTCGCTGGCCGAACACGTAGAAGTGCCGGTCGGTGCGTATTGCGTGTTTGAGGGGCGCACATACACGCTGTTGCGTCCGCAAGACATCAAGATGGAGCACACGCGTAATTTTGTGTATACGGTCACTTTTTCCGCAGACCAAGACAAGGCAAAAAAATGGAAGTTCCGTAATACCGTGGACGGACGTTTGCGCTTTTCATTTACGGCCAAGCCGCACGAACATTTGCAGATGTTCGTCGACAATATGAACCGCCGAGACAGTGGCTGGACTATCGGCGAGTGCATCACCGACACCGAGAAGCTCGTCACATACGACCATGATTATTGCTACACCGCATTATCCAAGATAGCATCAGCTTTCGAAACCGAATACGAAATCAACGGCAAGCAGGTGTCGCTTCACAAAGTCGAGTATAACAAGAGTAATCCGCTGGTGCTTGCGTATGGCAAGGGCAACGGCCTCAAGCCTGGCGTTGGCCGCAGTAACAGCGGCGAAACGCCGGCGATAGAAATCCTATATGTGCAGGGCGGTGACCGCAACATTGACCGCAGCAAGTATCCGGAGGACGAGAACCTCCGCGCTACAAGCAACGGCTGCCTGCTGCTGCCGGTCGGCCAAGCGCTGGCATACGATGGCGAGCATTTCGAGGACGAACAAGGCTTTGTCGCAGCCAACGCTCGGCATTATAAGGCCGACAACCAAGGCCTCAGCATCACCAACACCGACCGCACTCCATCGTCTTATGCGGAGGACAGCCTCGACCGCTCAGACGATTACCCGAAGCGCGTGGGAACGATTTCGAGCGTTGTCGCGGTAGACGCCGAGCAGCATTTTTACGATTTTGTAGACGCGACCATTCCGCAAAACTTGGACTATTCAAAGTGCGTCATCGGAGACGATAAGATGTCGGTGGTTTTCCAATCGGGCGAGCTGGCCGGGCGCGAATTTGATGTCAAGTATTACCACGAGGCGATGGGCAACAAGGCCGCTCGCCGCTTCGAAATTGTGCCGCAAGAAATCGACGGCGTGACGATGCCGGGCGGAACGTTTTTGCCAAAGGCAAACGACACCTACGCGGTATTCGGGTGCATGCTGCCGCAATCGTATATTTGCGACAACGGCACCAAGAGCGGTGCATCGTGGGATATGCTGCGAAACGCGGTAAAATATCTTTACGACAACGAGGACACCAAGTTCACCTTCACCGGCGAGCTTGACGGCATCTGGGCGAAAAAAGACTGGACGAACATCGGCGCGAAGATACGCCTCGGCGGTTTCGTACGCTTCACCGACGCACGCCTTGCACCGAATGGGGTGCTCATCCGCATCACCGGCATCAAAGACTACATCAACAATCCGCATGCGCCGAAGATTGAGCTGAGCAACGAGACGGTCTCGGGCAGCGTTGCGACCACAATTAAAACCATTGAGAGCGCGACGGAAGTCTCCATCGACGAGAGCCGACGCGACGCGATACAATTTACTAAACGGCGCTTCCGCGATGCCAAGGAGACGATGGAGATGCTCGAGGCAGCGCTCGCGGACAATTTCTCCAAACGTATAAACCCGATAGTGGTGGAGACCATGCAGATGCTTGTCGGAGACGAGAGGTTGCAGTTCCGCTTCGTTAACTCGGTAGATAATCCGACACCGGCAGCGCATAGTATCGCGTGGAACGCAGAGACCAAAAAGCTGACCGCGCAGGCCGGTATTATCCAGCACTTGACGCTCGGCATCAAGACGCTCAGCGCCGAGCATAAGCCGACCGAGTACCGCTACTGGTCGGTGGCCGCGTTCGAGAGCGCAGCGCTGGAGGACGCCTCCGCAAAGTATTTTCTCTATATTCGAGCCGCGCGACAGTCCATATCATCGCCGGGCGCTGCGACATTCCGCCTTGAGACCACACCGCACGCGCTTAGCGATGGAAACTACTACTGGCTGCTCGTGGGCATTCTCAATAGCGAGTATGACGGAGAACGCAGCTTCGCTACACTTTACGGCTACACGGAGATATTACCCGGGCGCATCACGACCGAACGCATCACGAATACAGACGGAGACGCCTACTTTGATTTGCTGGTCTCGGCATTCAAGCTAAAAGACCGCCTCGATTTCAACACCGCAGGTGATGGAGAGCTGCGGCTCAAAGGAACACTCGTGCAGAGCCGAGGGGGAGAGGTAGAGACACCGCTCGGCTGCTTCCGAGGCGAGTACAACGCGACATATACCTATTATTATGGCGATGACGTCACGTATCAGCCGGAGGCCGACCAACCTACATCAACATACCGCTGTATCTCGACAACACCAATATCCAACGTATGGCCGACCGACACCTCCAAGTGGCAGGTCATGGCGCAAGGCGTGGCAGGAGAGCAGGGCGCTCCGGGCATACACCCGGCAGCAGTATATCGCGGATATTTTCGCACTGGGCAAACCTATTACGGCAACACCAACCGCGTGGACATCGTCAAGAGCGGCAGCACTTATTATATCGCCAAGGCGGACGCGCCGAACGGAACAGGCGGATTTTCGGGTACGGCAGTCGCACCGCCGAACCCGACATATTGGCTGAACTTCGGTGCGTCTTTCGACAGCGTAGCCACCGCGCTCCTGCTCGCGGAGAATGCGAATATCGCCAATCTCATATTTCGCAACGAGCGCCTCGAAAGTACCGCGCAGACTAACGGTGTACCGAACTTCTACCTTGATGGCTTGCAGAATGTCGCATCATTTGCAGCAGGAAATGTGCGCTTTGATGGCGCTTCCGCCAAAATAGGCTGGCTGTATATTGACGGCAAAGACCTTGTGGGTATTGACAACACCGGCATCGAGCGCATACGCATAACACCGAATGCATTGCCAAGTGCGACAGCTGCAGGGACGACAGAGATACTCGTAATCAAGGCGCACGGAGGCAATGCCGAGTATACGGGCGAGACAGACACCGAGGTGTCGTTTACTTATCAAGCCGCCTACGACGACCGCTCCGAAATACCGGTCAATGACACCATGCTATCGGCATACGTTGAGTATGACATTGCCGAGGCTTCGACGCGCATCGACCTGGGTCAAATACAGTATACAACCAACCTCAAGGACGGAACTGGTCAGACAGTCACGCCGACGACCATCCGATGCTCGGCAAAGGCATACAGGCAGGTCGGCAGTGCGTGGGACTTCGTTACGAGCGCATCCATATCGGACGGACAGCTCGAAGTGACGCTGCCAAAGGCCGGAAGATACCAAATTTGGATTACCCTCGAAGTATACGCGCCGGCAGTATCCGCGTGGAGTGGACTGATAGGTATATCCGCGCAAGGCATCACCGCGAAAACGGCAAAGGAGGAATTTCTTGCCGCAAAGGATGGAGTTATGGCAATATACAACGGTAATTACTTCCGCTTCGACTCCACCGAGGGCTTTATTGTTCGCGTTGGTAATTACGGACTGCTTATTAATTCAGCCGGCATTAAAAAGATGACAGACGGACAGACATGGCAGGGTTTTTAACCGATTAACCGCACAATTTAACCGATAATTAACCGATAAACTTATATAATATACACAATGATAGTACTTTTAGATAATGGCCATGGGGTGGAGACCCTCGGCAAGCGCAGCCCCGACGGACGACTGCGCGAGTACGCGTGGACAAGAGAGGTGGCACAGCGAATTGTCGGAGAATTAAGGCGCAGGGGCATTGATGCGCACTTGATAACGCCAGAGCAGGAGGACATCCCTTTGCGAGAGCGCGTGAAGCGCGTTAATGACACATGCCGACTTTATGGCAACCAAAAGGTGTTGCTTGTAAGCATACATAATAACGCCGCAGGTGCGGACGGAAAGTGGCACGATGCACGAGGCTTCGCGGTATATGTGAGCAATAACGCAGGGCAGGGAAGCCGCCGCCTTGCCGCCGAGTTTTACGCCGGAGCAAAAGCACGCGGCTTGATGGGCAATCGTGCAACGCCACCGCAAGGCTTTTGGCAGGCGAGCCTGGCCATGTGCCGCGACACCAAATGTGCCGCAGTGCTGACCGAGAACCTCTTTCAAGACAACCGCGAAGACGTGGCATTTCTACTGAGCAACGAGGGCAAGACAGCTATTGCAGACCTGCACGTCAATGCGATTTTGAACTACATAGCAACATGCGAACAGCGATAATCATATACATGAGTGCGGCACTGATGTGCGCGTGCCGCAGCCATAAGGAGAGCGACCTCCGTGTGGTTGAGACGCAGCAGACGCAGACAGCCGAGACGGTGCAGAAGCGCACGGACAGCCGAGCCGAAACGCAGACCGAGGCAGCCGATAGCATCGTATGGACGATGACAGCCGACAGCGTTGTGCATACCAAAGCCGACGGAACGCGCGAGGTGCTGCATCGCGTACGGAAGACGCGCACGACTTATAAGCCGACGGCAACGGCCAAGGCGACAGCGACCGCGCAGCAGACCGATACGACATCCGCCGTGACGCAAGAGCAGACCGCCGCGCAGAGCCACAGCGAGAGCAGTCGCGGTGGCAGACCATGGTGGCTCTCCTTGGTGTTTATC